TTGAACGATTGACGTGTTAACGCTGCCGCTTGCAACGAATTAGCTAATACACCACTCATCCCGGACTTACTTTCACCCATCATAATATCTTGTACACCCGCCATATCAGCACGACCATGATTCTCCATCTCACGCATCAGCATATAAGTATCTTGCGATATGGGTGCCGGTGTCAACCGTTCGATTTTACGGCCCGTAATAGCACCTTGCGCGACTGGTATCATCAGCCCAGGCTGATTAGTTACATCCTCGGCTAGTAACGCTCCTTCCTCATACATCCATTGATTGTTACCAGCCAACATAGCGTTAGCGATGATCATGTTATAAAGGATATTTACCGCTTGCTGGACCGTGACAAGCTGATCAACTTCTGTCTTGCCAAAGAATTGGTGTGGTAACGGATTAGCTTGATAACATACGATAGGGAATTCGCGATGCCAATACGGATTTGCCCGATCAACCACTATCTTGCGACCATTAACGATGGTCATCATCCTGCCGTTAGGATATTTCAAGCTTTTGGGCGGTTTATCGGGTTGCATGGTACTTTCAGGTGTGGCTTCGTGATAATACAGTTCGTAAACGGGATATCGGCGTCGTTCGTATTTGGTATCTTTCTCCAAAGTACCTCCCGCTTGCGGTTTCAGGTAACGGGTAACTTTACTTACCGCACCCATTAACCCGGAAGCACCGTATTCACCTTGATCGTCACCGGCATAATCCTTTTCCTTTACCCGGTATATCCGTTCAATATCTACCGCATCTATATCGGTCTTGACAATAACGTATTTAGAATCTGAAAAGTCTATCGCTGTACCATACGGATCAGGGATGACGTTTTCAGGGTGTAATATAGGTAGGTTGACCCTGTTAAGTACCGGATCATAAACAACTTTACGGTACGCTGTCCCGCCAACAAGAACATCGACCAATAACTCGGCTATCTGGATACCTTCGTTACGGTGATCGTGATCATTAGATAAAATGTCCTGTAACCGTTGTGCTAACTCACCGTCCGTAGTGTTGGGTATCGGGACTTCTCCCAGTTCCGTATCGATAGTAGCTTGCATAAACGGGAAATCCGCATCTAAGATAATATTTGGGGTATCCCCGCATCAAAATTGGTCGTAACGTTTCGATAACTGGTCCGATAAGGTCACGACTGATCCTGAACCGGTAACCCGGAACTTTATCGTCACTGATAAGTTCATCATCCTGTTCACGGACATAATGGTCACCCATGTAAACCATGGCGTTTTTACGCATTTGCCGCCATCGCGGTCGAGCAGCTTCTTCACCTTCTTCCCTCAAAACATTGAAAGCTTCAAGGATATCGTCTTCGTTTTTCAATGCGTCTAATGATTTTCCCATGTTCGCTCCTTAAGCGTATTTTGTCCAGTGATCGTTATTCTGCATTATCGACAGTTCACGGAACCGCGATTCCTCGAATTGACGTTCAAAATATTTCCTGCTTCGTGGTGCCGGTCGGCTCTGATGAGCAAATAACCCTCCTATCAAAGCAAAGATCAAGTCATCGTAAAATCCGTCTTCCGGTTCGCCCTGTTTACGTACCTTACCCTTTTTAATAGCTTGCGGTTTACCGTTTACCGTATGGAAATTCATGCATTCCCGTAACGTTTGCTGGCACGGAATTTCGATTTCATCGGCATGGACAGATTCCTGTAGCATACCCACCCCCCGACGGCGGGTATTGGACTGGTTACGCCATCCAAACCGATTGGAGTTTACCACGCCCAGATCTCGTTCAGCAATGATTTCCGTGTATTCCCACTTTTCCTGTAACAAACTTATCACTGTCCCGCCGTCCGCATTATTCTCCGGGCATATCCATGCGTGACCGTAAAACAATGCCAGGTAATACATCTGTTCAGTGAACTCGTCAATACTTACTTGCCGTCCATCAAAACCCCGTATCTTGGCACACATACGTAACGGCATACGCTGCAAAATAATGGCTGCGCTATAATCACGCCCGTCCAATCCTTCCGCATGATCACTGCCCATGACATATTCCGTGTGCGGTTCCGGTGGATAAAAGATCTGTACAATACCTTCAGGATCATCAGCAAACTGCAATCCCGCCGGTTCTTCCATCAATGTACCCCGATCAGTAGGTTCAAAAACGTAGTCCCGTAACGCTTTCTGTAAATATGACATGTCAAAGATTGTATTGGTGCTTTTATGGAACGCATCTTCAGGTGAACACGGATATTGACGGTTGAATTCCACTACGCTGCCTTGACACCTGTTACGTATCGCATGACGACGCCATTTCATGTTTCCCATCGTCAGTTCAGGATAAATCTCCATCAAATACCATTCGTTACCATAAACTGATTCGTTACTTTCCGATAACCCTTTTTCAAACCGTTTCTTTTCTTCACGGCCAATAAACGGCGTGGTGTATTCTTCATGGTAGTACCACGGTACAAATAAAGCGTAAAAATCGCTTTTCCCTTCACTTGCCCGTTCCCATTCAGTATGGAAATCGTCACCGTACCGGTTAGCCGTAGTTTCCAAACACACGAACGTATCAGGGTTATCCGGTACAGTTTGGTACAGCATACTCAACGTTTTACCTAAACTCTGGAAAAATGCCGCTTCACTCAAATGCACTATCTGAAAAGTAAACGAAGTAACGTTCTTTTCACCTTCCACCTTGATAGTTGAGCCTACAGGTGATGCGAACTTCATAAACTGGCCCATACGCGTACTTTCACGGTCCAACCCCAAAGGCAGGTTCTCGTAAAAGCGTTCGTACATAGCATAAATGTTTGCCGCTGACCCGCCCTTCTCCTCAGTGATGATCAAAGCGTTTGTCTGCGGTTCGCAAATAGCCCTCAAAAAGCAGTACGCACCGATACCCGTACTCGATCCCTGTTGCCGACCTTTGAGTTCCAGTAACCTGACAGGTTTACCTTCATTTACCTGTTTATATATCGCTTGCAGCACCATCAACTGTGTCTTGTTGGGTATCAACGGTGTGATCGCTCTCGTCTTGCTCAGGATCTTCAATAGACCCGTCATCGATGACGCTACCGTTTCCGCCGATTTCAACAGTAGTTCGGGTGCTTGCCGGTAAACTTCCTGACACGCCAAGCTGATCGAACTGTTTGCTTCCAAGTTCATCCAGTTTCCCTACCAGTATATTGATATTTTGTTGACTATGTTTAACTTCTTTCTGTTTGGGATCGGGTTCCAACCCCACTATCTGCCGTTCAAGCTGCATGAACGATGTTAACGCTTCCGTGACTTCTTTCAAACTGCCCATCGCACGTTTAGGATCGTCGCATTGACGCGCTAAATGCAGGATATCGTACATGATCTCCTGCGATTGCTGTACCTTCTCCAACTGTTTTAACCGTACAGTGGTCTTGTCCTGTACCACGCGCTGTTCAATCTCATGCTGCATCTTCCTCAACAAAAAAGCGTCATAGGCTACCGCACGATCAGGCCAGTTATAGATTTTTGACCATTCTTTCCATGAAGCGTTGGGTGCTTTACCCGGATGCAGGACACGGTACGCTTTTGACAGTGTTCGTCCTTCACCCACATCCAAATATACCAGAAACGCCTGATAAGCTTCAAGTTCCTCTTCAGGTATCCTGTCCCAAATACGGTTTACCAGCAAATCGTCCAGATCAGGGACTTTTACCACTGCACCTTTCTTTCTCATTCTTCCTCCTGCAAATACTGCTGCCAATCGTCCCGAACAATGAAACACGGTGTGCCATCACCTACCCAGGCACCTATGATGTTGAAATCGAACCATTCTACCGCTTCTTCCATGGACATGCCATCTGTTACCAGTTGTGAAATTACTTTTTCGTAATCGTAACAAAGTATCGGGTCTTGACCGAACCGATTAACAACACCCAGAATAGCTTCATCGTGACCATCGATTTTCATCATCTCGGTCAACTGGGGTTACTCGCTATGTGGCGTGTGATCTCTTCCGTTTTGTCTACCTTATAAGTTAATTCGCCTTCGTTATGCCAAATAACATGTTTATCCTTCTTATCCAACTTATCNNCCTTGATCTTTTTCCATGCATCAACCGCAGTTTGCGCTTCAATCTCAACTATCGATTCCACTAATTTGGTGTAAGTGATGCGAAAAGTCTTCATTTATACCCTCCTGACCCCTCCTTCTGTCCCAGTACCCAATAAAGTACTGAAATCAAGGTGTTCCTGCTTATCATTACCCTCAATAAATACGAATTCCAACTGTTCG